GGCTATGCTCCACGCCCCATCGCAAACTTGGCTTGCTGTCGTCCACAACCACCCCCGAATCACTTTCAGGAACCTTCCAAAAAGTAGACAGGTGGATGTGTAGTTTAGATTCACCCGGTCAGGCAAGCGATACCGGGGTCCAACTTCGTCGGGTTTAGGTGGTGGGAGCATTCACCGAAAAATGCCGCCGCTGGGCCTCCCACTCCGTCGGGAATGGGTTGGCCAGCGTGGTAAGATCGATCCCGTCGCCCTGGCGGCCGTCGAGGATCGCCTCGATGATGTCTGGGGCGAGCAGCGTCATGCGCAGGACGCGGGTCAGGTAGCTCATGCCGATCCCTTCCTTATCGGCCAGTTCGGTCACGCTGGAGTACGATCCGGCTTCAAGCATACGCTTCCAGCGAAATGCGCGGCCCAGAGCCTTCACCACCGTATTGTCGGTGCGCGGACGCTGGGGATGCGAGCCCGCCGGCAGGACCATTTCCTTGCGCCCGCCGCGCTTCGTGATCTGGAAGGGAACGTGGATCGATATGGTCTGGGCCCGAGGCCAGCGCGCTCATGCGGCTGCCTCCAGTTCCGGCGCCTGCAGTTCACGGACCAGCGCCCCCAGTCCGTCGACCCGCAGCCTGACGTCCAGTCCGGCGCTTCCGATGACGATGCGATCGACCAGCAACTGGACGATCCTCGCCTGTTCGGCTGGGAACAGCTCATCCCACATGGGGTCGAGGCTGGTCAGTGCATCGCGGGCCTCCGCCTCGGTCATCCCCCGTGCATGCTTCACACCGCTCTTCCATGCGCCAACAATGATCTCTGGCTGCCGGAAAACCGCGCGAAGCTGATCTACGACCGTCCCTTCGATCTCTGCCGCCGACACACGCCCGACCGTGGTGGAGCCTGCTCCATGGCGGAGCAGCGTCTGGCTGACATAGTAGCGGTAGAGCTTGCCGTTCTTGCGGGTGTGGGAGGGAGAGAATGCCGCCCCGTCTGCCCCCATAGCAGCCCCTTCAGCAATGCGGGCGTGTTGGCGCGCGAGCGATTGGCGCGAACGCGCGGGCTTTCCTTGAGGATGGTCCGCACGGCATCCCACACGTCCTGATCGATGATCGCGTCATGCTCGCCCGGGTAGCTTTTGCCCTTGTGAACCGCTTCGCCAATGTAGGCCCTGTTGTTCAGGAGGCGGTAGAGGAACGCCCCTGCCATTCGAAGCCGTCGAGGGTGACGGTCACGGTGTGCTCCACCCCCTGCCACTCGCGGATCAGGCGGGTGCCGGTGATGGGCTTCAGGTCAGCACGGACCCGGCGGGTAGTGATGTTCCCCCCGTCGAGCTGTTCGCCGAGCTGCTGGAGCCGCTTGACCGTTTCCACCTTCAGCCCGCCGTAGGCGAGTTCCTGGATGCGGTAGGCCAGTCGGCTTTCGAGGTAGCGCCGGTTGAAGGCCGGCGGCTCCTCGTTGAACAGTTCACGCCACTGCTTCTTCAGTTCGGCGATGGGCGCTGCCTTCATGGCCGCCAGCCGTGCGAGTACGGGATCAGGTTTCATTGTGCGTTGCTCCACTGAGTTGGAGGTGCACTACCGCTCTGTTCAGGTGCGAAGTGTAGCGGAAAGTCTCCATCTTCTTCAGATAGTTGACCCGTATTCCGCAGGTGCAGGCGAGCGAGCCCCGTACCAAGCAGATCACACAGTTCAGCCCGCCGCGCGGCTGGCGACATCTTGTCCGGATGGAGCGGGTTCGGGCGTTTCACTTGGGGGTCTCCGTCTCGTGCCCGATAGTGTCGAGCGATGGTACTGAGACGGAAAAGCCAGCTGCCTGAACTCAATGGGACACCAGGCGGTAAAACTGCTCACAGAGTGTGAACAAGTGCGGAACATCCCCCTTGCGAACTGTGGTGAGGGCAGCAATCATTGAATGCGAATCAAACACTCAGCCGGGCTTGATGATTGGGGGCGTGTCACGAACAGCGAATTCTATCGTACGCAATGCCTTGGTGCTGGTCGAAATGCGGCAGCATCAGCCTGCGATGGAGACGTTGTTGTTCTTATCCGCAGAAGAGAAATGGCAGCGCCAATTTCTGAGCATCTGGCACCACAACTGCATTTGATAGTCCTAGGCGGAATTTTCGGAGACTTATATGGTACGCACGCCGGCCAAAACCTGCCCTAATCTCTCTCGGCTATTCGATGATGCGGAGCCGACGCTGCTGTCCGGCTTTTTTGAAAGCAAGGCTTTTGAGCGGTTGAGCTGGCTTGCGACCTACAGGTTCGATCCGGACAACCCTGACGGTCCGTCAGATGCCAGAAACATGCTTCAGCTGGAAAAGAAGGACCGGCTTGGCCCGCTCGAAGCGGAAGCAGCCCGGATTGTCACAATCGCCAGCGACCGTGGAGAGTACGTTCTCGGAGCTCTGGCGAACGCCTCGCTCGAACCCGACGACGCCAAGAAGCTTCTGAACCAGCGTGACAAACTCGCACGAAGCCTGTGGGCTTTTGCACATCATCATGGCGTGTTTGAAGCGGCGGAAAACAGCCTGCACATGCGTCTGTACCGCCGGTACGACAAGCACTACCAGACCTTCATGGCCGAACCTTCGGTCGATGGCGGTCCGGACGCCGGCAGCGCAGTACTTGATGCACTTCTTGCCGACCTGAACAAGCGTCTCGATCGCGGCGACGGCTACAGCATCGACAGATTCGACATACCCGAGGACGGCGACGAGCCGGCTGCGGAGATGTACCTCCTTTTCCATCCCGATCCTCCCACGAGTGTTCGAGAGATCGATGACGACGGCAATCGTTCCAGTATCTATTTCCGACCACCCGGAGAGGCGATGATCGTTTATACGCCATCGACCGGACGGGTGCATGTTCGTGCGGGCAACCGAACGCTGAGGCATACTATCGCGGAGCGGTTTATCGAGACTGCTCTCGATCAGACCTATTCGAACCAGCCCGTTGACTTCCAGGCCTACGACATCTCGCAGTTCCTCAAGGGGTTCGACCTGGTGCCGCCCGAACTTGACGATGTGGTGATAGAGCGCGCGAAGGTGATCCGCGCGGACATCAGCATCGGGAATCTCGCAAACCGCCTCTCGCTTTCGACCACCATCGGCCAGGACATCTCGGAGATCATCGACAGTCAGGCCGGCCTCCCGAAGATATTCGAGCAAGCGATCGCGATCCGTTTGATTGAGATCGCAGTGCGATATCGCCGTGCAGGGCGAGAATATGCCCAAACTCTCGACTTCACGATTACTGATCGCAACACAAGCAGCCTTCTCAGCGTCGAAGACCCTTTCGAACGGGTTCTTGGCCATCGCCTGCTAAGACACTGGAATATCCTCCGGGAGGGCCGCGCGCCAGGTGATGAGGAAGGCATGGCTGTGATGCCAGCGTTGCTGGCCATCTGGGACATCGGGGCAGACAAGGTCACCGGCGCATGGCTTCTGGATCGTGGTGTCGATCCAGGCCTGCTGACCGAACTGGGCTTTCTTGTGCCCGCCGGTTGGGAAGGCGACGATCTGATCGACGATGAAGACGAGGTAGGGCCGGTTGCAGCCGAGGTGGTTGTCCGGGTCGAAAAGGCAGATGCGGAGGCAGAAGCCCATAAGGTCGCCGACCTCAAGGTTGCCGAAGGACATGTCACACCTGGCGGCAACCCGGACCGTTACAGGATTTATCGGGTGCGCGACGACTGGGTTGCTCAACACCTGAAGGAACGCCTTGAACGAGCGCTCGATGCGCCCGCTATCGAGAAGCTGACTGACCATCTCCTCTACCTCGGAACACTCGGTGTCGATGGCGGCGATGTTCCGATCTACCTCGCGCGTGGTCTCGACCGGGAGAAGGTCCGGTCTGCCATCGATACGGAGCTTCGCGCGCGCCACAACCTCGGTATCGGACTGGTTCTGCAAGCCGGCAACGCCCCGGGACCGTGTCTGGCAGCTAACGTTCTGACGCCGCTTGCCAATCAGATCGACAGTAAACAGCCGGAAATCGCATTGGTCGCAGAGAGGCTGCGGTCCGTTTTTCGAAGGCACCGAATATTGGCTCGCGGTGGTCAGGCTGTAGAACTCATCCCGGCCGGAGAGGACATCGCCACTCTGGTTGTTCCAGGGAAAGGCAGTATCGACATCAGGGGGAAGAACCGCATCGGGGTCATCCAGCGACTGGTCGATGCCCACAATACAGGTCCGATGCCTATGACGACTGGCGATCTGGTCAGGGGGATCGCCGAGGACCAATCCCTGTCGAACATCTTCAAACAGCCACTATGGGACAAGTTGAAGGCGACCTTCCTGAGGAGTCACGGGAAAAAAGGACCCTGGGAAATTGCTATCTGATCGCTGGCTCCGATCAGGCTCCGATAAGGGGGTCTGACTAGCTCCGATTCGTGACGTCATTGGGTGTGCTCCCTGAAACGAGGAGCACCCCGATGACGACTCCCTACCACTCCCGCCGCGTGGCCAATCAGAGCCACAACGTCGGCACGCCCCCTTCCACCACTGAACACGAATGGCGCTGCAACAGCTGCGCCAAGCTGCTCGGCGTCGGCCGTGATGGCCAGATGCACCTGCGCTTTGCGCGGGGGCACGAATATCTCGTGGGCTTCCCTGTGGTGGCCACCTGTCGCGGCTGTGGGTCGCTGAACACGGTGACCGGTCCCACGCTGCGCTGAGGCGCGAACTCTCCGAAATCCCAAAAACGCAGAGGCGCGCGACGCCCTGACCTGGCCGGAAGGAGGCGCTGGACGCCCGGCCGCAAGGCAGGCGTCCAATGTCCTTCACGTGGCACGATTTCCACGGGAATCTTATGCATTCTTCTTCCACCCTCAACTTCCAGCGCGGCTTCGCCACGGTGCGTACCAGCCACCCCGGATTGACCCGTTTTGCCGATCCGGCGGCATTGCTAGACCATCTGCATCGCGGCGATGCGTCTTCTGACAAGAAGAACACCATCCTTGCGGGGTTGATCGAGAGCGCCAAATCGGACGACCGCGCCGGGGATTGTGCTCTTACGCTTATGCTGCTTGCGCTCTGGCCTGGGCTGGATGCCGTCTTCCGGCGTTCCCGCGCCCGACACCTCGGTCAGGTCGACGAACTCGCCTCCGAAATTCTCGCCCGCGCCACCACGGCGATCCGGGGTCTTGATCTGACCAGGGTCAACTGGGTCGCCGCCACCATTGTCAAGAACGTCGAACGCGATGTGCTTCGTGCGCACAATCGCGAAACCAGTCGCCAGAGCGTTCAGGACGAATTCGATACCGACCTGCATGGCGGCATTTTCGAGTTTTCCGATCCTGAGCTGGACCCCCAGCAACTGCTGGCCGAACTGACCCGCCTGATTGGTGTGGACGCAGACCTCGCCCTGCGCGTCGTCATTGACGGCTACACCCAAGCCGAAGCTGGCCAGCAATTGGGCCTGTCGGAACCAGCCGCACGCAAGCGGTTCCAGCGCGCACTGAAGCGCCTGCGCGACCATGCCGAACAAAAATCCTGACTCCGCTGTCCCGCTCGGTGCGCGTGGTTGGCTTTTCAAATTCGGACGCACCGAGCGTCCCTCCAAACACAGGAAGTCCCAGTTGATGAGCAATACGACTGCCATCCCGACTGAACCTCTGAAGCGGATCCCCGGCCTCTACCGTCGCTGGGAGTTGCCGGAAATCTTCGAGGTCCAGCGCCGGTATCACATCGAAGAAGCCGGCACCCATGCCGACGGCACGCCGCTGTTGGCCGTCTACTCCAGCGAGCCTGAGGTCGATGCCCAGGCCAGCGATTTCCCCGAATGAAAGGTCTCGCCATGTTGTTCCCGAACCCGATCGCGCGTCTGCGCAAAGCCCATTACGCCCTCGAAGACCTGCCCGATGCGGTTACGTTCCCCAAGCACCCGGCTCGCGAAAGCGGTGACCCGCTGCCGCTCGAAGATGCGACCGTCGATGATATCGCCTTCGCCATCGTCGCTGCCGACCAGGAAAGCATCGCTGCTTCCAACCGCGCCTCGGCCCTGAAGCGCCTTTACAAGATGGCCCGCGAAGCCGGCGCCATCGGTATCGACCCGGCCGTGAAGTCCGCGCTCAAGGGGAGTGCCAACTGATGGCGATCTCCCTTTCCTCTCTGCAGACGTCGAGCACGCTGCGTCCGCCCCGTATCCTCATGCACGGCGTGCATGGGGTCGGGAAGACCACCTTCGCAGCCGGAGCCGACGCCCCCGTCGTGATCATGACCGAGGATGGCCTTGGGATGTTGAAGGTCCCGCATTTCCCGCTCGCCACCAGCTACGCCGATGTTGTTGAAGCGCTCGACGCCCTGCTCAACGAGGAGCACGCCTACAGCACCGTCGTCATCGACAGCGTGGACTGGCTGGAACCGCTGGTCTGGGCGGAGACCTGCCGCCGCAATGGCTGGGCCTCGATTGAGGCGCCTGGCTTCGGCAAGGGTTATGCCGAGGCGCTTACGGTCTGGCGCGAATATCTCGATCGCCTGAATACCCTTCGCGATCGCCGCGGCATGGCCGTCGTCCAAATCGCGCATACCGACATCAAGCGCTTCGATAGCCCTGAGCACGAGCCCTACGATCGCTACGTCATCAAGCTTCAAGCCAGGGCCGCGGCCCTGCTGCAGGAGCATTGCGATGTCGTGCTTTTTGCCAACTATCGCATGTCCATCACGAAGGCGGACGTTGGCTTTAACAAGAAGGTAGCCCGTGCGCTCGGGTCCGGTGAACGCGTCCTGCACACCGCCGAGCGTCCGGCCTTCCTCGCCAAGAACCGCTACGGCCTGCCCGACACGCTTCCGCTCGACTGGAAGGCCTTCGTCGCGGCCATGCCTCAGCCCGAACAGCCCTGATCCGGAGTATTTTCCATGGCACGTTTTGACTCCGCCTTCGATGCGACCGGCATCGAACCCACCACCGGCTATGATGTTCTTCCCGCCGGCAAGTACCGCGCCCAGATCGTCGAGAGCGAGATGCGCGTCACCCGCAACGGCATGGGTCAGTTTCTCTGGCTGATGCTGGATATCATCGAGGGGCCGTAA